ATTGCGTTGTAACCTTTTTTGATAGCAGCATTTACTCTACTACTACCATATTTAACTTTATATTTCTTTTCAATATACTCAACACCACCTACACCTTTACGAGGTTGATTAGTAGTGCCGTATTCAATAACTTCAATTGGATTGTTCATGCCCTCATCTAACCAAGTGTCTTTGTTTTTCTCTTTATGAGGATAAGGCGTTTTATTTGTATAACCTAAATCACTTATCAGAAATGTCTGTTTCTGTGGGTGTGATTGTTTTGCCTTTAAAACTTTTATCTTCATCACTTTGAACATCCTTATTTTTATTCTTCAAAAGCGAATGTAATTCTTTTGACGAACCAACAAACAATGCCTGTTTGATATTTGTATTTGTTTTATTGGGCACATCTTTTAAAGATTTAAGTTTACCTTGTAAGTCTTGCAGTTTATCAACCGTATCGGCAACTTGTTTAATTAAATTACCTGCAACCTCATATGCTCTAGGGTGTTGACTTTCATTTGCAATATCAAGTATGCCTTGAATAGCATCTTGTCCTCTTTCGATTAAGTTATAATAATTTTCTCTGCTGTATTTGTAATCATTCTCAACATCTTCTTTATTTTTATCCTCTAGTCTAGGAACAGCAGGTATAGATTTTTTCTCTGGTAAATTTTTGATATTATCTACCGTTGGTATACCTAATACTTCGTTTATTTTATCATTAATGCCCATAGGACTATTTATAGTTTTTTTAAATATTCAGACATGGTATCTGCATACTTGGCATTATAATCAATAAGTTTTTTATAATTATCTACTGACGGATCAATATTTTCAAAACCTTTGATATTAATTGGCACCTCTGCAACACCTAGACCTTGAGCGACTTGAATATAACTTGACATTCTAAATTGTGCTGTTAACATTGTATCAACACAATCATAGTGTCTAATATTGTTTTGTTTTAATTTGTGTAATTTTTTTTCAAAATGTTTAGGTGGTTTATGTTTAGTAGGAAAGTCAATCCAAAATTGACTATCTTTTCTTTTAGTAATATAATGTAGATACACAAAACTTAATGTCTCTTTCATATTATTACCACATACTAAGTTGTACAATTCTCTATCATCTTCATTGCTTTCAAACCATGTATTATGAAAATGATTAAACATCATTAATTGTTCTATTGTTAAAAACAGAGATGTTGACTCTAAAGGTTCAATAAAAGTAGATGATAATCCTACAGCAACACAATTATTAACCCAAACTTTTTCAAATCTACCTGCATCAAAATCAATTACCTTTTTAACATTTATTTTTTCACCATAATATTCTTCACACTCTTTAAGTGCTTGTTCTTCGTTTATATAATCTGAGTCAAAGATATAACCTCTACCTACTCTATGTTGTAAAGGTATTTCAAATATCCAACCATACTTCATGGCAATCGCTTTTGTATATGGGAATAAATCTTCTTTTTCTTTTGGTATTATGATTGCCTTTTTCATAGGCAAATGATCTTTGTAAGTAATCCATTTTGTTTTATAGTGTTCACCTATAATTTTTTTTGCAAGACCTGAACAATCAAATACAAAATCTACATCTACACTTTGACCATTGTTTAAAGTAATTTTTGTAATATCATTTTTATCATTAGTAGATAGACTTTCAAACTCTGCGTCTATGTGGTTTATACCTCTTTCAATTGCTGTCTTCTTTAAAAATGCAGCCAACATACCTGCATCAAAATGTAATGCGTATGAAAGATGTTTAGTATCTACTTTATTTTGATAAGATATTAAAGATGAATATTGATAATCATCTAAATTTTTATTTTCATGTATTAAATGTTTTAAATAAAATTCAAAACAATCATTTGAAAACATTGGGTGTACTTTAAACGGCGTTAAGTGTTCAAAGAAAGCATGAAAATATTTTTTACCATCACCATTCCAGTTCTCAAAACTAATACCATTTTTGATAGTACCATTTGTATTTTTAATTACATCTTCTATTGGTATATTGAGGTAAGTAAAAAAGTTAATAATGTTTGGGGTTGTTGCCTCGCCTACACCTATTGTACCTATTTTTGTACTTTCTATAATAGATACATTATCGTTAGGTCTGACTTTTTGAATAAAAAGGGCAGTGAACCAACCTGCTGTACCACCACCTAAAATAACAAAGTTTTTTTTCATAATAATATATTAGTATTTATTCGTCTGAATCAGTCTCTGGATTGTAGTTCTTACTATCTGTAAAATTAGTTATTGTTGTTGTGAAACCAAAATCATCATCAGCGTCTGCACTTGTAGGATTAGGCACTACAATGATTCTTTCTTCTCTTTTAGGACCCTCTGCTGTATCTGTATATAAGTCTGCTTGAGTTTCTTTGATAACTCTTTTTGCATATACAGGTCCATACAAATATGTTTTAGCAGTAAAACTCATTGTGTAATTTACTGCTCTTCTTTGTGTAAATGAACCATCATAGGTATCCTCATAGTTTACACTATTTAGAACAACAGGAACATCTCGTTTAACACCCATAGTTGGTATTGCATTTACGGTTATTGTGTAATCTGGTTGAAAGTAAGGTAGTATCTGCTCTACAATTTGTAAACCACCCTCAGCAGTTGCTGTAAAAGAATATAAATTAAAACTTATATTGTAAGGCACAGGATTATATTGATAATCTAAAACATCACCTCTGTCTGATCTTGTTGCTTTAAATCTACCAAGTCTTTGTAATTTACGACTTGGATCATAATTAAGTCCTGAAATTTCAAAACCCATACGAGGTAAAGTTATTGCCACTTCTCTCTTACTTAAATCTGCTTGTTGTTCTAATCTTGTTAAAAACTTTTCTTTTGGCGAATATGCAAGAGGTACTTTTAAAGATTGTATCACATTACCACTACTATCTTTTCTATGAATAACGATATTGTTAAAGATAGTACCAAATGCTACTACAATTTTTCTTAATGATTCATGGTAAAAATGTTTTCCAAACATGATTAAAATCCTTCATCTACTTCACCAAAAGGGTTTCTTTCTGTAAAGTCTAATATATCATCAGCGGTACTTGTTGTGCCAAAACCTGCATCTGATTCATATGTATTGTTATCAGCAAAATCTCTAGTTTGAGTTTGTAGATTATATTCTTCGTTAATTAAATAATTTATTTCGCCAGTTGAAGACTCAAGTAATAACGCACCTGTGCCACCGTCTGTCGCTGTTTCTAAACTAAATTGATGATTTAGTTGATCTACTGATAGATTGTCTTCTAATTTATTAATATCAGAAACATTTGTATCAATTTTTTCAGACGCATATTCAAATCTAGTACATCTTAATTTATAAACAGGTAAGTTGCCTAGTTGAAAGAATGGTTCCTGATCTTCAACAAATTGTATTTCAAAAAAACTATTCATTAGAGGGAAGTAAATTAAGTCACCCTCATTAGGTCTGCCACCTTTTATTAATGTTGCAGGATCATCTACTGAGTCTGACCATCTTCTTTTTGCAACCGTAAATGTTGTATCTTCTCTAATTTCTAAACCAAATTTAGATACTAATTCTTGTTCACCTTGGAAACCTTCAGTTGTTTCCATATACATCTCTATTAAGTATGATGAAGTAAATTTACTTAATACATCTTCACCTAATATTAAGTCTTGGTTAACCAATGTTCTAGGTAGATAATAGACATCATGCCCATAGATTTTTAGGCCTTCTATTATTAGATTTTCATGTAATCTTTTTTCGGCGGCGTTTCCTATACCATCACCACCTTGAAAAAAATGGTTAACTGCCATGTAATTATCCTATCATGTAGGTTACAGGTGTTTCGTAAGTACCTCTGATCTCTGTCTCTAGTCTTTCAACATCCTGTAGCGCTTCTGAATAAATTTGTTGTCCGTTTAAGGTTACTCCACCTATCATTGCGACACCATTAAATTTAGATAGATTAGCACCCCATTGTTTTTTAAATAAAGCGGTCACATATCTTTTCAGATAAATGTCATTATATACATCTGTCATTGTTTCTGGATCTAATTTTCTATAACACTCAATTATTATATACTCACCTACTGATAAATCTTCAGACCAATCCATGTCTATATAAAGTCTATTATTGTGTTGATTAAATCTTACTGGTTTTTCACCTACTAAAATGTGATCTAAAAAATCTAAATGTCTTAAAACCATATCGTAGTGAATTATACTTGTAGAAGAAAAATCATACAAGTCATTTAATCTCAATTGGTATCTAACATCAAATAAATTTAAATTATGTTTGTCTGATAAATTAAATATTCTATTAACTGCCAATACACTATCAGGTACAATTAAATAATTGTTTGCCTCAGAAAAATTTGTTGTGATAGAGTTTTTAGTTGCTGAAGAAGATGTATTACTTGTAAGTCTAGTTTTATCTGCCTCTGTATATTGATATTTTAAATATACTCTTTCAACACCATCATAGTGATATTGTGAGAAATATTGTAGTGCCTCATCTAATCTATCTTCTAATTGTGCATCATCTACATTTATCTCAATAACAGGCTTACCTAAATTTCGTAAAGCGTATTGTTTAAGTTGTTCTCTTGTTGCTGGTTCTGCCATTAATATACCTCGTTATTCAGGTATATTTATAAGATTAACCAAGTGCTATTGCTTGTGCAATTGCGAATGGTTTAGTTGATACATCACTACCATTAATTTGAAGTGATCCTGTGACGTTTAAAGATGCTGTTGTGATATATGTCTTAATTTGAGATAATCTAATTCTACCTTCAGTACCACCATCAGAAACAAGAAGTTGATCGTTATCTACTAATGTTTGACCAGTTAAATCAGTTGCACCATCAATATTAATAACTGCCTCTACTGCCCCAAATTCTAATGCTGAGCCGCCAGAGTTAACTTTTAAAACTTGTCCTGCACCACCGATTGATAGTGAAGCGCCTAGACCACCATGTGATAATGCGATAAATTCTCCTGATTGAAACTCTGCTAATCCTGTTGCAGTTGATCCATCAAATACGGTTCTTATAGGTACCTTTGCTGACATTAATATCTCCTATCTCTATTTATATATTTTTTCATATTAAATTT